TATCTGAGAACTATGACGTTGCCATTTCATCTAAGGGTGTGGCACACTTCAAAACTGCAAACGGCAAGATTCAATATTGGATTGCAACTGAAGCTGGTTCTAAATTTGTTGAGTAATTGAAAAGGATATATTATGACTGCAACTACAAACGTGATTGTTCCCTCCTCTAGTGCTGATCGAAAGGCTATCGAGAATGCACTCAAAGAAATCTCTTCGAGTTACACTCGAATCGAAGCAGAGAAAGATTTGGTAAAGGACATTCTTCAGACTGTGCAAGACAATCAGAAGATTCCTAAGAAGTACATGCGCAAGCTTGCCAAAATCTATCACAAGCAAAACTTCCAAGAAGTTCAACAAGAACTTGACGATATTAGTTCTCTCTATGAAACGGTAACGAAGACTGAGCAGAATTGATTTCGTTGTCGATTTGAGTTATCATTGTATTTTATTATGTGTGGAGTGAACTATGCTCGAAGACTTTCTATGGGTCGAACGTTATCGACCGAAAACAATCGCGGAGACTATTCTTCCTGAAGAACTGAAATCAACTTTTCAAAAGTTTGTCGATGACAAAAACATTCCAAATCTGATTCTGTCAGGCGGCCCAGGCATCGGTAAGACTACTGTTGCCAGGGCCCTGCTTGAAGAAGTTGGTGCGACTTATATCATTATCAATGGCAGCATGAATGGCAACATTGATACACTGCGCAACGAAATCAAGCAGTTCGCATCTACTGTTTCGTTCAGTGGTGGACGTAAGTATGTCATCCTCGATGAAGCAGACTATCTGAATCCGCAAAGCACTCAGCCAGCATTGCGTAACTTCATGGAAGAATTCTCCGCTAACTGCGGCTTCATTCTTACTTGTAATTTTCTGAATCGCATCATTGAACCTCTGCACAGCAGGTGTTCTGTCGTTCATTTCAAGATTAATAAGTCAGACAGGCCAAAACTTGCAACACAGTTCTTTGGTCGTGTGATGACAATTCTAAAGAATGAGAATGTAAAGTTCGAGTCTAAGGTGTTGCCTGAGTTGATCATGCGACACTTTCCAGACTTTCGCCGCACATTGAATGAACTTCAGCGATACGCAGCCACTGGTCAAATCGATATTGGCATTCTAGCCAATATGTCGGACGCATCCTTTCAGTCTCTAGTCTCTGCACTGAAATCTAAAGATTTTTCCACGATGCGAAAATGGGTGGCTGATAACATTGACAACGATTCGACTTCTCTGTTTCGTACTTTCTACAATAACATCGTCGATATTCTTCAGCCTAACTCTGTGCCTCAGATGGTTCTGTTGCTCGCCGACTATCAGTACAAGGCGGCTTTCGTAGCAGACCAAGAAATCAATCTTGCCGCATTTCTGACTGAAGTGATGGCTGCATGTGAATTCAAATGAATCCCTTTGACTTCATAAGGGCAGCATCAGAGACAAAAGAAAACCTGATGCGCGGCACAGACAATGACGATCTTGCTGAAAAATCATACAATGCCTTTATTGTAAATAGAGGCTTGTCTTTCTTTCCTGACTCAATTCTCTACGTCAATGAGATGAATCTACGCGCCTCGCTTGATGGAAGTCCTCAGTTCAATTATTTACTAAATACACTTAGGCCTAGGAAAAGATACTCAAAATGGCTTAAGGAAGAGAAGATTGAGGACCTCGATATATTAACTGAATATTATCAGTGTAGCAAACGAAAAGCTAAAGAAATATTGAGAATTCTCAATGGTGATCAAATACAATTAATAAAAAATAAATTAGAAAAAGGTGGGGTGAACACCAAGGAGAAAAAGCATGACCATAAGCGTGGAAACATTAGTTGAAGTTTTGTTGCCTTCGGAAGACGATTTTTTAAAGGTCAGAGAAACTTTAACAAGAATCGGGGTTGCATCGAGAAAAGAAAAGAAGCTTTATCAATCTTGTCATATTCTACATAAACGTGGCAAATATTACATTGTACACTTCAAAGAACTTTTCGGACTTGATGGCAAACCAACAGACTTCGATGACAACGATGTTGCTCGAAGAAATACTATCGTAAACCTATTAGAAGAATGGGGGCTTGTGTCTCTAGTTGACAAGAGTGTCACACGGGACTTAATTGCTCCACTTTCTCAGATTAAGATCATTGCATATTCTGAACGTAATGAATGGGAACTAGTTGCTAAGTACAACATAGGAAATAAAAAAAGAAGGGACTAAATTTCTATGGCAATTTAACAGCGCATTTTACGGCGAGGCTGCTCTGGCAAATTCAAATTTTCCATCGGGAGTTTGGAAACATGTTGTGTTAACAGGATCGAGTGATAGCACCGTACAAATGTTTTTGGACACAGTTTCAGTAGGAGGTCCTGTAAGAAATGCCACTTCATCAACATCTACTTGGACTCCCGCAAATTTAACCATAGGTGGTTATACTTGGGATGGATTTACAACAACATCAATTGGGTCTTTAAAAATCTATAATAGAGTATTAACTAATTTAGAAATTGCACAAAACTTTCAAGCCTCGCGCGGAAGATACGGACTATAGACATTCAATCATATATAAGTTATACTCGAAACTTTAAAGGAAACATAATGGAAGAACTTATTCAAGGTATGAAAATTGCCCTAGCAAATGCATACGCACTACAATTGAAAGCACAAAACTATCATTGGAACGTAGAAGGTCCAGACTTTGTGCAGTATCACAAGCTTTTCGGTGAACTTTATCAAGAAATTTCAGATAGTGTTGACGTTTTTGCCGAAGAAATTCGTGCCTTGGGTGCATACACACCAGGAAGTTTTTCCAGATTCACCGAGTTGTCCCAAATTGCCGACGAAACAATGGTAGCCGATGCAATGACGATGATTTCTAGAACTCTTCAAGACCTCAATACCTGCAAAGCACAACTAATTCCTCTCTTTGAACTCTCTGAGCAGAGCAAAACTTATGGCCTGAGCGACTTTATCGCCGGTCGGATCGATGCTCTATCGAAGCACATTTGGATGTTTTCGGCAACAATGAAACGTTAACCGAAAATTGTTTGACTTCTCATATAAATTATGAGAGAATTATAACAGTGCAAAGACAGCACTAATTCTTAACTTGATTTGAAACGGAGTATAATTATGGCATTTGTTAAAACCAGCATGACCCAGAACCAAACCCTCGTCACCTTTCTTCGCGGCAAGAATCGCGGCCTCACCGCACCTCAAGCCCGCGCACTCTTCGGCATCGGTAATCTCCGTGCCCGCATGAGCGAACTTCGTCAAGAAGGTTATCGCATTCGCACCGCACAAAACAAGAGTGGTCGCACCGTATACTTCATTTCCCGTCGGATGGCATGGCAATCGTGATCTAGCATCACCTGGTCTAGTATAAATACATACTAGACCATCTCATTCGGGATGGGACTAGGCTGGGCACCCTAGGTAAAACTGCCTGTCACGCCTTCGGGGTGACAATTTTTATCTCGCTGAAAAGGAGAATAAAATGACATATCTCAAAGATGTATTTGGCCGCGACTTGTTCAAAGATTTCGATAAACTCTATGTCGGTTTCGATGATCAATACAATCGTCTAGCAAAAATGCACGACGATTTGACCAAAGGTATTCCAAACTATCCCCCATATAACATTAAAAAAGTTGCCGAAGATCGATACATTATCGAACTTGCTGTTGCTGGATTTAGCAAGTCTGAAATTGAAATCGAACTTGTTGACGGCAAACTAGTTGTCAAGGGAACATCAAAAGATGACGCAGAAGTTGATCATTGGATTTACAAAGGCATTGCAAATCGTAACTTCACAAGAACGTTCTTACTGAACGACAACTTGGAAGTTAAAGATGCCGAGATGATTAACGGCATGCTTCGCATCTGGCTTGACATGTTCATTCCAGAACATAAAAAGCCAAAGAAGATTGCAGTCAAGGAAACTACTGCAAGCAAACCTGCTAAAGAGAAACAACTTCTAGCAGAATAAAAATAGGGGGCGAAAGCCCCCTTCTAATTTCATGGAGTTATTATGAGCGACGTTAGATTGTTCAAATTGATCACAGGTGAAGATTTTGTTGGCGTTATCAAAGACCAAGATCAAAACAATATTCACATTGAAAATCCTTGCCTTCTCGGTCTTGCCATGGCAGCCAATGGCAAACCAGGATTAAACATGCAACCAATGCTTATGTTCTCGGAAGACAAATCAGTCAAAATCAGTCGAGACTTTATCATCTATATCGCTGGTGTTGACATCAACATTCAAAACAAGTACAATGAAATCTTCGGTGCAGGAATTGTCGTAGCAAAAAATAATCTCATTGTCTAATGAAATTTTACACTCACTTCAGTCGAGCAGGAAATTATATTCTTGAGCGTGGGTATGAGAACGGTAAACGTTTTCAAATCAGAAAAGAATATAATCCAATTCTGTTCGTGCCATCAAAGCCAGGCAAAGAGTCTGAATACAAGACTCTCTTTGGCAAATCAGTTTCGCCCATTGAACTCGGAACGATGCGAGATGCCAGCGATTTTATTCGAAAGTATGAGGGCGTAGAGAACTTCGAGATATATGGATCGACAAACTTCGCTTATGTCTATATCAATGAACAGTATCCGAATGAAGTTTCATACGACACCTCATACATTCGAATTGCCAATCTAGACATTGAGGTCGGATCAGAGAATGGCTTTCCAGAGCCATCAGTGGCGAGTGAACCAATCACTGCAATCACATTCAAGATTCAAAACAAGTTCATGGTGTTCGGCTGCGGAGACTTCACAAATCATCGTGACGATGTAGTCTACTTCAAATGCCGCGATGAGAATAATCTCATCATGAAATTTCTTGAGACTTGGGAGATTGAATCACCAGACATTGTGACTGGCTGGAACATTCAGTTCTTTGATATTCCGTATCTGTATAATCGTATCAATCGATTGATGGGTGAGAACACTGCCAAGAGATTGTCGCCTTGGAAGATGATTGGTGAACGAACAACAACAATTCATAACAGGCAACAGACTGCGTTTGATCTTGTCGGCATTGCTATTCTTGATTACATTGAACTATACAAAAAGTTTACTTACTCTCAGCAAGAAAGCTTTAGTCTGAATCACATTGCATTCGTAGAACTTGGCGAAAAGAAACTTGATTACAGCGAGTTTGAAAATCTTCATCAGTTGTATCGATTGAACTTTCAAAAGTTTATTGAGTATAACATCAAAGA